TATTGATAGTATCGTTGATAGCCTTCTTAATATTTATTCTAGGAAATGTTGGAGACAAGGTAACTTGGGCATACTGGGAGTGTGGTGCTGGATTAGTGCCTTGGAAACCACGACCAAATCCTGGCACAACGTTGAGAGTATTAGATGCTTTATCAAAAGAGTCAATCCAAATAAGCTCGTTATCAATTTCAATAACTCCTTTTGCAAGGTTGTTAGAGCTACCAATAGTGATTGAAGAACTAGTAGTTGTTAAGCCACCAGTATTTGTGACGTAGGTAATACGATCTTGACGCAACGTATAGCCTTGTAGACTAGACCGTACATCATCAACCATTTCATTTAGTGTTGGCATTATTTCCTCTCATACCAGCCATCTCCCCATAGAGTTAGCAGTCGTGCAAAATACTGTTCATATTGTGGAGCTATAGTCTCTAATGAATATAACGCCACTGCTCTTTTATGTATTGCTACTGGGTCTAAGTCTTTGACCCACTCTGTTGCTCCAGCAAACTCCATTGCATTTCTGCAACGGTATCCGGTAACTCCTTGTGGGTTAGTCTCTGTAAAGGCTCCCCAGTCTGTAGTAATTGTTGGAGTGCCACAGGCTTGCGCCTCAATTACTACGTTACCAAATGGTTCGATATAGAGTGTTGGGGCAAATAGTGCAATAGCACCGCCCATTAACTTTGCTCGTTCTTCTGGTCCTACTGGTCCTACCCATTCGCCATACTCAATCTTGGGATTGGTTCCAGGACCTGCCATAATAAGTTTAAGCCCAAGTTCTTTACAAACGTGTTGGGCAACTATGATTCCCTTACGGTCTACCATACGACCTACATATAGGTAATAGTCTTCTTTCTTTTCTTGCAGTGGAAACATCTCAGGTTCTAAGTATCCTGGAATTACTGCATCATAGAAGTTACCATCTACGGTAGTTGGGTTGTTAAACATTGCATAGATGCTGTGCATCCAAGCATATGATTCAAAGACCTTGTACTTGCTAAAGATTCCACCGTAACCTACACCAAACTCAACTGTCATATGGTTAGGGTAAGCATCTGCTATTGGCTTGTGCGATGCACCACCAATAACGCAGATAAAGTCTTTCTGTTCTAGGCGCTTGCCTAGTTCTTCAATAGCAGTACTATTAAATATTTTCCAATGTGGCAGTTCAACATCAAAGCCAGCTTCTGTATAGTGCTTGCCTTCTAATGCTTCTACTTGTTGATCCTTAGTAATACAAGTAATCAACTCATCTACTGGTGCTTCGTTGTCTTCACTGGCATATAGGTATACCGTATGCCCTAGTGACTTCATCATTATACAAAAGCGCCTAACCTTTTCGGTATAGGCACAGTTGACATATTCTTTAGTTGTCTGCGTATGTGGCAAAGATATGACGTGAAAGCGCATTGATCCTCCAATGATGGTTATTCTAAGTTTCCCAATCCAGTGAATATATCAGCAGTTTCATCATACTTGAATCCTATGCCAGCAAATGTACCTCTAAAATTATTGTTATATGAGGTTTGCACCCATCTGCCACCTAGTAAATCTTGGCAGAACTTAATGCCTATTGCCTCTTGTTCAATTCCATTTTCATCTAATAAAACTTCATTATTGACAACAATTACTTGTTGAACAATGTTGTTTTCATCTATCTCTGCAAAGTGTGCCATTAGAAGGTTATGCTCCCAGTTCCAGTAAATTCATAAATTCTAAATCCACTCACGGTTGTAATGGTTGGCGAACCAGTTGTTGCTTGTGCTGGTGGATACATTGTTGGGTATCTTAAAATTACAATACCTGAACCACCTGCGCCCGAACTGTAAGTTGTAATAACGGCAGTACAACCACCGCCACCGCTTCCAGTATTGGCAGTTCCACTAGTTGCGCTTACTCCAAACGCGGCAGCACCGCCACCACCCGTTCCACCCGTGCCTTGACTGCCAGCAGCATTTCTTGCACCACCGCCACCACCTGCTCGTGTTACGGAAGTTCCTGTTATTGAAGATGCTCTACCTGCCCCACCGTTTCCACCAACTCCAGCAGATGCCGCACCACCGACTGCCCCTGCTCCACCGCCACCACCTGCTGCAATGTTTGTAAGAGTAGTAGTTGCAAATCCAGAACCACCGCGATATTGGTCATTGAGCGAAGTGCTTGCGTCACCGCCAGCGGATTGATTAGTTGAACTTGCACTGCCACCGCCGTTGATTGTAGATGTTGCAGCAGAACCAATTCCAACTCCACCCTGAGTTGAAATAATATCGGCACCCAACACTAACCTTTGGGCTATCCTAGATTGAGTACCAGCATTTCCAGCATTACCTGAGTTTCCTGCTGCGCCACCTGCTCCAACAGTAATTGTGTACTCAATTCCTTTGTATAGAGTTAAAGGTGGAGTTGCTGGAAAACCACCACCATTTAATTCATTTCGCATAGAAGTTTTGTATCCACCTGCACCGCCACCTGCTCCCGCTTGGTTAGCCGAAGATGCAAGCGCACGACCTGAACCACCACCCGCAATAACTAAATAATCCACAAATAGCATAGACCGTTCAGGGCGTTGCCAAGGGTTAAGATTTTTTAATGCAGCAACAGATGTACTAGGAAAAAGTCTTAATGCTTCCATTATGCAATAACATTCACGAATCCGTTAATGGTTAAAAGGTTTGTAGTAGCGGCAAATGCTCTAACAACTAACGCCGTTGCATTTCCTTTGATAAGTAATCCCGGAACTATAAGAAATAATCCTGATTCTGATGGAATTGTAACTTCAATTGAATCGTCAGGTGCAGTTACGCCACCCCATTCAATAGTTAGTTTGATATTTGTTGTATCTGAGTTAAACGCATATAGCCAAATTTCGTGAAGCGTTGCTGGAGTAGTTGAACCAGTATGAATAAGCGTTCCTGGAGTTGCAGTAGCAGCAACCTTAATTGCTCTGCCGTCTGTTGAACCTGAAAGAATTGTTTTAGTAAAAGTTGCCATTTGTTTTCCTAACTAAATGTTCTCATAGAGATAACTGCCTGATCGCTTTCATATGCTACTACACCTGTTGCACCCGTTGGTCCTGTTGGCCCAGTAGTTCCAGCAGGTCCAGTTGCACCTGCTGGCCCTGTGGCACCAGTAACCTGTCGGTCCAGTTGCTCCTGTAACACCAGCTCCTGTGGCACCTATAGGTCCTGTAGCACCTGTAGGTCCAGTAGCACCCGTAGCGCCTGTGACTCCAGTAGCACCGACTGGTCCAGTTGCTCCAGTAGGTCCTACAATGTTTACACCAGCGGGCCATACGCCCGCTGCTTTTGGTCCAAAAATCTTATTAGTTGCAGTGTTAATATAGAAGTCACCGTCAACGCCTTGCGTTGTTGGATCTACGACACCATTAAGAACGCTATAGCCTTGCGCTCCAGTAGGTCCTGTTGCGCCTGTCGCACCACTTGCGCCTGTGGCACCTATTGCACCTGTTGGTCCTGTGTTGCCTGTGGCTCCGATTGGGCCTGTGGCTCCCGTTGCACCAATTGGACCTGTTGCCCCTGTAACGCCAGCGCCTGTAGCGCCTATAGGTCCTGTGGCACCAATCGGTCCTGTTGCACCTGTTGCTCCAATGGGTCCAGTAGCCCCTGTAACGCCCGTAGCGCCTGTTACGCCTGTCGCACCTATTACTCCTGTGGCTCCTACTGGTCCTGTGGCTCCAGTTACACCTGTAGCTCCAGCAGGTCCTGTGGCACCTATTGCACCAGTGGCTCCATCAGGGCCTGTTGCACCAGTAACACCAGTAGCACCAGTTACACCAGTAGCACCGACTGGTCCAGTTGCACCAGTAACTCCAGCAGGTCCTGTGGCACCAGCAGGTCCAGTAGGACCTGGTACAGTACTAGCAGCACCTGTAGGTCCAGTAGGTCCTGTTGAACCAGCAGGTCCAGTAGGACCTGTCGGACCGGTAACTCCTGGAGTTCCTTGTGGTCCTTGATTACTGGCAAGTACAACTGATGTTTCAGTCATAACTCCAGGGATAACAATAATTTCTTCAGCAGCAGTTTGCGGATCAATGTTGACAGAGATTGCATTTACTGGGTTTTGCTGAATAACTACTGTTGTATCACTCATACGGTAACACCTGCTGTAACAATAAACTTTCCTTCAAGTAGACGAGTAATCACCGAGCCTGAATCAAATACAAAATCGTAGGCATATCTAGTAGGGTCTAAGGCAGCAGTTAAGGTTGAATCAAAATCTACATTGACCTGACCATTAGTTGTACCAAGAGTAATATAACCATTAGCAGTAGTTGCTAGAATGGTTGTCTCTTCAGAGCCAACAAATGGTCGAACAGTCATAGTGGCTGTATAACCAGTCAAATCCCAAGGAGTATCTCCTGTTTGAACTACAAACTGTAAGGCAAATGTAGTGGCTTGCTCACAGATAATATTATATTTAGCACTCACGTTGAGACCTTTCTGAGAGCTGCTGCTGCAGGTAATTGAGAAGTGCCAGCGATAGCATTGCATACGCCATTAAAGTCAAGGCGATTAGTGCTACTCGTTTCAGCAATCGCATTTAATACTCCTACTGTATCTGTTAGGTTGGTTGTTACAGTCCTCTGTATGGCCCACTGACGGGCTGCTAGGGCCTGTCCTACCATCGCTGAAGGCACTCGATAGGTGCCACCATTAGCCAGACGATTGAGTTCATCTAATAACGTTGTTCCTGCTACTCCTAGTGCCACCTATATCCCCTTACTTCTTCTTAGTTCTTTTTGCTGCTGCGTTGTCTACTAGATTTGGGTAAGGTCGTCCTGCTGCCTTAGCCTTTGCTTTTGCTGCAGCCTTTTGAGCTGGAGTTAATGCTTTTGATTTTTTATTAGGATTGGGTTTATCCCAAAAGGCTACTTTCTTTTTCATTTGCAACTACAATCCCAAGCACGAAGTGACTTGTTAATCCTAGAGTTTGGATCTTTAGCAGTTTTGCTAGAAGTATTCTTTGCTTTCATTCCACACATACGACTACAAAAAGACTTGCGTCTAGCTGCAGACTTAGGTGATTTAGCAGCCTCGGCCTTTTTGACTGGAGGCTTCAAGTCCATTCCCTGCGCTTTAGCAGAGGCACGACCTTTAGCGTTGAGGCCACCCTTTGGGTTCTTGCCTTCTGCCCTTTGCCACGCTGGAGACTTTGCCATTTACTTCTTCTTACCCATTTTCTTCTTTGACATTTTTGCCTCTGATAAAGCAATAGCAATAGCTTGCTTCTTGTTAGTTACTACTGGACCTTTTTTAGATCCTGAGTGAAGCATCCCACCCTTAAACTCG